GTTCCTTCTTGTCAGGGGGTTCCGGCCGCGACGCCCGAGGCGACGCTGGCCTTCTTGAGGTGCAGGCGCACCGAGCGCTTCACGAGCTCGCCCGCCAGGCGGTACTCCACCGCCGAGCCCCACTCGTTCTCGTCCTCGTGCTCGACGACGGTCCGCTCGAGGCCAGACGCCGGCCAAAGGCCGCGGGTGGTCTCCACGAGCTCGGGCTCGCTCCACCGGCGGGTGGAGTCGTCGAAGGTCGGTTCGTGCATGGTGGTGTTCCCCGGCCGCCTGCAGGCGGCTCTGTGGTTCAGACGACGGCGCCGGTTCCGGCGACGGGCGACGGCCTGGCCGACAGGCTGTCCATCACGCTGTTGGCGCGGATCTCCTCGATCGCGGCCGCGAAGCGCCCCTGATAGGTCGACGCCTGCTCCTCATCCTCGAGGTAGACCGTCGCCTCGAGGAGCGCGCCCCAGAGGTAGACGTCGGGATGGCTGGCGAGCAGCCAGTTGCTGGGCGCGGCGTCCGAGAGCGCCGGGACCTTGGCGTAGTAGGTCAGGAGCACCGTCACCGCCGTCGCCGGGGCGGGCACGAACCACAACTCTCCGCCAACGATCGAGAAGGCCTGCAAGGTCCCGCTGGGGCGCTGCGCCACCAGGTCGGCCATCGCTTCCGGCGTCAGCTGCTGCAGGACCGTGTAGGGACTGGCCGCCAGGCGCAGCGATCGCGCCGCGCCGAAGTCGGCCGGCAGCGCCACGAATTCGGAATCTACAGCCGCGTTCTGCGACCTGGTCACCATGTTGCGGGTGCGCAGCTCGCGGTTGATCCGCGCCTCCGCCAACTTGATGAAGTCGGGGATGATCGCGGTCAGGTCGGAGCGCTTGATCCAGGTCGCCACCGCCGCCTTCAGCTCGGCGAAGGTCGAGAACGCCATCAGCGGATCTTCCCGTTCGAGACGCCGATCCGGCCGTCCGCGGTGCGCAGGTAGGCGTAATCAGGATCGTTCAGGAAGCGCGCCATCTGCTTCGGGTAGAGGTGCGGCTTCCAGGGATCCCAACCCTCCTCCTGCATGATCTTGATGCGCACGATCGCGGGGATGGTCGCGACCCGGCGCATGGTGCGGTCGCCGTTGTAGCCGTCGTTTTGCGAGCGCAGCGCCTTGTTGCGCTCAATGATCGGCGCCGCGTTCTGCACCGATTGGATGATCAAGCCCCCGTCGTCCGAGGGCTTGCTGTAGTGCACGACGTCGCCGGCGAAGTCCGCCGGGACGAGCACTTCCCAATCAGCCATCAACGACCTCGACGAAGCCGCGGTCCTCGAGCTCGAGCGCGGTCCGGAGTGGGGCGCCGTGCACGATCGCGCCAGGCGGGAAGGTCAGGGCGACGGGCTGGCCATTCTCGTTGAATCCGTGCTCGCCGGTGAACACCTTGCCTTCGCCCTTGCGCAGGACACGGTAGCTGGCGAGGCCCGCACCGTTTTGGGCGGGTTCGACCAGGTCGGCGGCGGCAGAGCCCTGCAGGGCGGCCGCGTCGGCGGCGGAAGCGGTCTCGGTGGCGGTGTCCGCGCCCTCGGGCGCGTTGGGATCGGTCTTGCTCAAGGCATGCCCTCAAAAGGCGACGGGCGGCCGCTGAGGACCGCCCGTCAGTTGGTGGGGAAGGGATCCGTCAGATGACGGAGCCGCCGGCCTAGCTCAGGTCGGCGACGACGAAGTGGGCCTTTTCGTTCTGGCACTCGAGGCCGGCTTCGTGGACCAACAGCTTCTTCGCCGCGGTGTCCCCGGTCTTGGCCAGGTCATCGGTCGAGAAGCCGTCGAGGGTCGCCACGGCCGCATATTCCGGGTCGATGACCACGAAGTCGCGGGTCAGGCCGTAGGCGTGCGGCACGGCGGTGATCTCGCCGAAGTCGCCGACGTAGACGTCCGCGGCGCCGACGATCACGGCCTGCTCACGCCCCTTCACCTCGCGCCGGCTGTCGGCGATGCCGGTAAAGCCGGAGAAGGTCTGCTTCGTGGTCGCGCCCATGAAGGCCACCGACGGGCTCGCGCCGTTGTTGAACGCGGTCGCCCAGGCGGTCTTCATCAGCGCCTCGGTGAAGGTGCGCTGCGTGCCGTTGGTGGCGGCCGCCACGACACCGGCCGAGAAGCCGCCGTTCGCGCCAGACGCGCCGCGAGACACGTTCGAGGTGAGATAGGCCAGGATCCCGGCCGAGCGGCGCGGCGTGCCGCCCGTCTCGTTGTTGGAGGCGTAGTTGCCGATGAAGCGCGCCTCCATGTCCCGGCGAATCTCGATGCCCTTAATCACCTTCTGGCGGTTGACCTCGGACTTGCGGCCGGCCTTGTCGACCACCTCCTGGGTCCGGGAAACGCCCAGGGTCTTGCGGAAGATCTGAGCGTAGTTGCCGATCCGGGCGGTGTTGTTCGGCGCGTCCAGGGTGGCGATTTCATCGCCTTCCAGCGCCGCGTTCGTCGGGTCCGGGGTGGCGAGGGTCTCGGTCTGCCACTCGTGATAGCGGGCCGTGGCCTTCTTCTTCTGGATCGCCGAGATGAACGGCGTCTTTTCCGGAGCGACGCGGTAGATGGTGTCCTCGAGGTCCTCGCGGTTGCCGACCATTTGGGTGGAGGCGAGGTTCGTCAGAGCCGCCATGGCTCAGTCTCCTATGGAATCGAGGTAGGCCGCGGCGTCCGCGATCGAGCGGGTCTGCGCGAAGCGGTTCTTCGCCTTCTGGGCCTGCCTGGCTTTGGGATCGACCGGGCCCGCCGCGGCGCCGCCGCGCGTGAGCGCGGGTTTGGCGGCCGGCTTGCCCAGAGCGGGTTTCGGGGTCGGAGTCTTGGCCTTCGCCTGAGCCTGGTCCCAGAGCATCGCCTTGTGGGCGAGGGTCAGTTCAGCGGCGCTGATGTTGGCGAGCGCATCCTGCGGGATCCCGGAATCGACCAGGTACTGGCCGACCGCACGACGGCGGGCGGGCCCTTCCTTCGGGTCGGCGAGATCCGGCGCGAGCTCGGCGAGCTTGACGCTCTCCTGCTCGAGGAACGCCCTGTGAGCCACGGCGCCCGCTTCCTGAGCCGCCTGAGCGGTGCGGGTGAGAAGGTCGCGCTGCTGCTCGAATCGAGCCTTGGCCACCGACATTCTGTCGGCCCCATGCTCCTGAGCGTAGGCGACCCAATCGGGCTCCTTGTCACCCCAACGGGACCGGAACGTTTCGATCGCCTGCGGCAGGAACTCGGTGAGCCCCGTCGCCAGCTTCTGAGCGTCCGCGATGTCCTTGTCCGCCTTCTCGCGGACCTGCTGAGCGTCAGCCTTCGCCTTGGCCGTCGCCGCTTCTCTCGGCCCCTCCTGCTGAAGCACGACGGCCTGCAGTTCGGGCGGGAGCTGCGCGAAACGCGCCTTGGCCTCCTGTGACCAGTACTTCGGAGCCTCCGCCGGCGCGACGGCCGCGGGGTCCAGCTCCTCCGCTTCGCCGTCGCCGTCGCCGGCGTCGGCCTCGTCCGGATCGGGGTTTTCGGCCCCGTCACCGGCGTCATCATCGGCGCTGGCCGCGCCGGATTGATCCTGTTCGCCCCCGCCGGCGGAGTCGCCGGCGTCTTCATCGCCCGCGCCTGCGTCGTCGCCATCCTGCTCATTGAGGTGCGCGACCGCGGCCTCGATCGAGAGGCCGCCGCTCGAGCCGCCCTCCTCCAGAGGCGCGAACGTCACCTGAGGCCCGCGCAGCATCAGCTGCGCACCCATCGGCGCGCCAACGATGGCGCGCGCGGCGGCGCTCGCGAGGAGCGAGGTCTTTTCGGTCATGGATGCCTTCGGGAGTGGTTGTCGGGAAAGCTCTAAGGCCGCGTCAGACCGAAGACGGCGATCGCGTCCTCAGCCTCGCGGGTGGCGTTGGCGTGCGCGCCAGCGGCGATCACGCGGTTCAGGGCTTCGCGCACGGCCGCCAGGTTCTGCAGGCTCATGTGCAGCTTCAGGATCTTGGCGTCCGCGCCGATCGGCGTCTCGGCCAGGTTCTTCACGATGGCCGCGCGCACCGCATCGAACGCCGCCGCCGTCTCCTCGAGCTCGGCCCGGGCCCGGGCGCCGCGCGCCGCGTCACGGGACAGATCGCGCTCGCTCATGCCGCTCGCCACTCCCCGTGCAGTTCACGCAAGTCGTGGACGTAGAAGCCGAGGCCCGGACGTCCACGTCGCGCCGGATAGAAGGTCACCCGCCGGTGGCCCTTTTGGGCGCCGAACGCGACGACGTGCTGCCTCAAATATCTAAGGCGGCGCAGCGAGATGTATTCGAACTCGCCGCCTTCGTAGCGGACCACGAACCACTTCATCGGGGCAGGAATCCCGCCGGCCGGCGCATGGTGCGTTTTGGTGCATCCTGGTGCAGCGCCTTCGCGGCGGCTCGGCTGACCGAGCGCATGCCCGCCAGCCGAGGCGGCGGATCGTCGGCGTCGCGCAGGTCGTAGAGTGAGCCCGAGAACAGGGAGGGCTCGCACCAGCAGTCGTCGTCGCAAGCCTTCATCCCGCCTCGCCCCCGACGTGCACCTGGTCGACGCTGTGCGGCGGGTTGGCGGCCTGGACGAGCGCGATCTGCCGACGCATCTCGAGCTCCTGAGCGGCCTGTTCGCGCTGCAGCTGCAGCTTCTGCCGCATCTCCTCGCGCTTCAGCTGCAGCTCGCCGGCGAGCTTGGCCCGCGCGAGCGCCATATCGTTCTGCATCCGCTGCTGTTCGACCTGCAGCTGCGCGGCCGATTCCTGCTGCTTCAGCTGCAGCTCGGCCTGAGCCTTGGCCATCTCCGGATCGGGCTTCTGCGCGGCCGCCGGCGGCGCCTGGGTCGGATCGCTCCAGTACTGGTCAGCGTCGCGCTCGCCGATCGCGCGGCTGTAGGCCTTCAGGCGATTGTAGAGGTTCTGCGCCGTGACGAACGGCCCCTCGACGCCGCCCTGCAGCTCGACCACGCTGCGGGTTAGCTCGAGCGCGCCATTCTGCTGCTGCTCCTCGCGTTCCTTGCCGCCAGAGCCGACACCGACGTGCACCGTCACGGCCGCGCGCTGGGCCCACTCCGCCGGCCGCACCTCGCGCCACTGGCGCGCGACCTTCATCTGCTCGGGCGCATGATCGGGCGAGGAGTACTCGCGCATCATCTGATGCACGCCGAGGAAGAGATCCTTCACGCCGGTCTCGGCGAACACCCGGCAGATCATCCGCACCCGCTTCTGGGCGGCGGTGATCAGCGCCATGGCGCCCTTCGCCGTATCGTGCAGGGTGTCAGGGTTTAGGCCCTGAGCATTGCGCACCACGCCCGAGCGCTGCTCGGCCACTACGCTCATGAACTCCATCGCCGAGAAGACGTCGAAGCCCAGCTGGCCAGCCTGCAGGGGCCGAACCGCATCTCCCGTGCGCGATCGCACCGGCACGTTCGGCGCGTTGTTCAAAAGGTCGGAGATCGTGAACTCGCTGGCCCTCTCCTCGGCCACTTCCATGCGCTGGTTGAGCGCGAAGAACCCCGAATCCAGCATCATGCGCAGCAGCACCGTCTTGATGCGCATGACCTCGAACAGCTTGTCGGCCAGGCCGTCGCCGTAGAACCGATGGGCGTTGAGGTAGGGCGTCAGCGCGCCGAACGGCACCTGGCTGACCTGCTCCTTCTGCAGGAGCACCTTCTGCTCGGCGTCCGTGTCGATCCGCCAGATTTCGAGCTCGCCATCACCATCGGCGTCGAGCCGCAGGTAATGGGTGCGGATCTCCACCATCCGCAGGTCATCGACGCCCGCGCCGCCGGCGCGATCGTCCTCGCCGGACTCGTTGCGGACCTGAGCGACCTCGTCCAGGTCAGGGCTCGCGTCCGGCAGGCCGCGCGCGAGAGCAGGATCAATCCCCCGCTGGATCAGCTCCTGGATCCGCACCCGCTCGCGCAGCGCGCAATAGGTCCCGTCACGCAGCGAGATCGTGTCCTGAGCGACGGTGAAGTCCTCTGAAGGCACCGCCTTGATGCAGACGCGGCCGCGGCGCTCGCTGAGCTTGAGCGTGATCGCTCCGCCGTCGCCTTCTTCGGTTTCGACCTTCGCCCAGGGCCGCTGTTGCTGGACGAGCATGCCGACGGCCGCGGCCTCGGCCGGCCCGCCAGCCTCGAACTCGCCGATGGTCTCGTCGCCCTCGTCCCACCACCAGTGGAACAGGCCGACCCGGTTCAGGAGCGCGTCCTGAATGGCGTCGTGGAAGGCGCGGAAGGCCTCGTTCGCCTGGAAGACGACGTGGGTGACCGCATCGGTCTCCTCGGCCGCCTGGCCCTCGTCCTGCGGCCCGTTCGGCTGGAAGGTGACGACGTCATCCCCGCCGAAGAACACCTCCATGACGTCGGGCATGACCGTATCGACGGCCTCGCCCAAGGTCGTATCGACCGCCTGCGAGCGGCCCCTCATCACCGGCAGGTCGTTGATCTTGCCCTGCCGATACTCCTGAGCCTTGATCCGGACGCGCTGCAGCTCGCCCGTGTCGCCATCGCCGAATCCGACCGAGCGCTGGCACTCGTCGTCGACCAGGCGCAGCAGGTCGGCGTCGGAGTACTTGAGCTTGGGCCCAGCCTCCGGCGCCGCCGAGGCCTCGCCGTCGGCGTCAGTGTCGTCGAGCTCGTACAATCAGACGATCCCTAGGTTGGGCATGGCGAGCTTGGAGCTCGAGCGAACCGGCGCCCGGGCCAGCGCGCCGTAGCGGAAGGCGTCGGCGGCGTGGCTCGTCCAGTCGTGCAGCGGGCGCTCCCGCCAGACCTGGCGCTTGCCGTCCCACTCCCGGCGGTACTGCTTCATCGCTTCGATTCCGCGCGCGCACCGCTCGGCGTCGAACCAGCAGCGCGCCAGCATCAGGCGCACCGCGTTGATGCCGTCGGCGACCTCTTGAGCCGGCACGATGTAGATGTCCCTCAGGCCAAGCCGCTTCAGCGTCTCCACCCGGCTGACCCCGGTCCCGAGCTCGCGGGCCTCGGCGTCATGCGGCAGCACGTGGCGGCCGTAGCGGTAATCCTTCGCCTCGAGGCGCTTCACGATCTGCGGCAGGCCTTCGCCCGACACCTCGAGGTAATCGACGATCCGCTTTTCCTGGCCGACTTCCTGCGTGAACCAGACGGCCGTGGCGTCGTCGATGCCGAGATCCCACCAGGTGTCCACCTTGAGGATCGGATCGATCGGCACGCGGCCGATCCGCTTGTCCGCCTCCGCGGCGTTCATCTCGCGGGCGTAGAAGGCGCCCTCGATCGCGGCGTTGAAGTCGCACTCGTACTCGCGCCGGAACTCCGCCTCGCTCATGCCGTCCCTCGCGTCCGCGAGTTCGTCCGCGCCGAGCAGGCCCGTTGCCGAAGCCCTCAACTCCCACAGCGCCCAACCAGGCGCGCCGCCGGCGGCCTTCTGGCGCAGATCGTAGAAGGTGTTCTTGCCCCGCGGCGTGCCCGTGAAAGTCGCTCTGCCCTTGCGATCCGACAGCGCCGGCCGGATCACCTCCGTCCACGCTCGCGGATCCCAATCGCCGAACTCGTCGCAATCGACGTCGTCGAAGTAGAGGCCGCGCAGCGCGTCCGGATTGTCCGCGCCGAACAGTCGAATGCGGCCGTTATTCGGGAAGTCAGCACGAAGCTCGGCTTCGTTGAACTCAACACCCGGAACAACGCCCGCGTAATACTTCAGATAGTCCCAGGCGACGCCTTTCGCCTGCTTCAGGTAGGGCGCGACGTAGGCGCAGCGCGGATCCGGCAGCGGGCACGTCAGCGCCGAGCGGATGAGCCCATTCAGCGCCGCAACAGTCTTCCCAGCCCGGCGATGGGCCACCACGACGCGCCAGCGCGCCTGGCTTTCATGGTACGGCAGCCAAACCCGGCGCGGCCGGTAGGGGATGATTACGGTTCGGAGTCCTCGCTCAGGTCGTCCTGCGACGGATCCCGGCGCGTTTCCTCGCCCTCCATCGCCCACCGGATCACCGTCTCCGTCTCGAATGGCTTGCCGTCTTCGTTCCCGACCTTCACCGACTTCGGGAACATGCCGAGGTGTTGGCCGACCTTCGTCAGCGCCGAGACCTTGTCGTGCATCCGCACTTCGATGCCGTCCTTGGTCACCTTCACGCCGCCGAACAGGCTGCGCGCGGCTGGCGCCAGGTGGCGCGTGTCCTTTACGAACACCTCGCCATGGCCGAGACCAAAGCACTCCGGACAGTCCGGATGCGGACCACGGCGGGCGTCGTAACCTACGCCGCCGCGCTCGCTCCACTCGCCGACTTCGGCCTGCTTTTCCTCATCGTCACCGGCGTCGCGCACCGCGCGGAGATACTCACGCTCGCGCCGATCGCGCTCGCCCTGCGTCTCTTGCCAGCGATGGCCCTTGCCCCAGCAGTACCGGCAGCAGCCGCGGCGGTACTCCACCAGGTCGTTGGCGTCGGCCATGCCGATCGCCCACAGCTCGGAGAGCACGCCGGCGATCGTCGCCTCGGTCTGCGCGGCCGCGGCGCGCTGCAGCTCGGCGACCCGGCCGGAGATGCTTTCATCTGCTTTCAGGCGGGCGGCGTTGCCGCGATTGGGCTTGTAGCCGGCGAGTTGATACGCCTCGTCCGCCGTCTTCCCCTGAGCGAGCTCGAGCGCGAACAGCTCATGCCGGCCGTTCGGAAGGGGCGGCATGGATCAGATATCGGCCGCCGCTTTGCGGAGCTCTTCAAACTCGGCCGAGGTAAGCACGAGCGAGGCGGCGTCACCGACGCGCGCGTAGCTGCATGGCAAGGGCGCGTCGGCCATGGGCCCGCGCTCCGGCGCCATGTTGCAGTAGTTGTTGCAGGTCGCGTCGCCCGGGTAGCAGCGACCCAGCATGCCCCGGTGCTCCTGGTAGCCGCAGATGTTAACGCCATCGACTTGGGTTGGCGCGGCGCGAACGGTCAGGCGGACCGATCCATCATCGAGGCGGGTGAAATTTGCGTAGCCCGGGTAAGAGCCCGAGGGCTGCGTAACAGCGGCTTCGCGCATCGTCAGTTCTGGACCGAGTACTCGACGACGAGCGACGCGGCGCCGACGGCCGAGTTGCCGCCCGACTGCGCCACGCGGGCGTAGAAGGTGGTCATCGAGCCAGGCGCGCCCGGCACCGTGTCCAGGTCGGCCATGCCCGCGCCCACGAGAGTGTGGGCGACCTGACCGGCCGCCTTGACCGAGACGGCGGCGACGTACTGAGCGCCGCCGGCGGCCGAGCCGATCGACAGCTGGGCGTCGGTGACCGCGCCGAAGGCGGTGACCGTCTTCGTGCGGAACGTCACGTCCCGAACGCCCGCCGGCAGCTGGAAGGGGATGTCGGTGTTCGCGACGGCCGTGACCGCGATCGGAACGACGATGGCGCAGCGGTTCAGACCGCCGCGCGTGATCTTCTGGCCCACGGTGGACATGAGCGTTCTCCTAAGGGTGTGGTGAGGCTTAGGCGGCCCGAAGCGCGCCGGCGTGCCGGATGTTGTCCGGGAGTTTGAAGTACCTGACCGCCTCCGCCGGCGGTTTCGATGGGAACAGCCGCACCACGGCCCTGGCCGCGGCGATGGCGTCCTCGATGACGAAGTCCTCGACTCCGGCCTGCAATGCGAGCGCGTGCACCTGGTCGGCGCTGGCGTCGGCCAGCATGTCCGCGATCGCGGACTCGATCCCTTGGATCATCCGTTCCCTATTCCCCGCCGAGAAGAAGGTTAACGCACGGAAGAGTCGGTGTGAATCCCGCTCAGGCCGTGGCGATGTCGAGTGAGACGTTCTGCCATGGCGCCTTGGGTCCATCGCGGAAGGAGAAGCGGATGTAGCGCTTCGTCCCAATCACCTGGATGGAGTCGGAAATCGCCTCCATCGCGCGCTTCCAGCGCTCGTCGCTGATCTCATAGCGGCGCAGGCCGAGCAGCGCGCCCGGGCTGACCTCGCCTTCCTTGTCGGTCTTGAACGCGCCCATGACGAGCACGCGCAGCTCCGCACGGCTCCCCTCGAGCCAGTCGGCCGTGCACTCCTCGAGGAGCGCCTTGGCCGTCTGCAGCTCGGGCCCGAACTTGATGATGTCCGAGACCTGCACCTGGATGCGCTGCAGGGCGTCGTAGCTGAACAGCGAGATGTTGCCCTTCTCGCCGCCGACCTTGGCCTTGTACTGCTCATCCAGCAGCCGCAGCAGGGCGTCGATGTCCTCGAACGCCCCGGCCTTGAACGCCGCGAGCTGCTCGGCCGCCGCGCGCGCCTTCACGAACAGCGCGCGGACGGCTTCATCCTGAAGACGATGCTGAGGCTTCACCACCTCGAGCGGGACGAGTTCGCCCTTCGGGCCGCGCATGAAGACCTGGCCGGCGTGTTCGACCTGGCCAGGCGGAAGCTCGCTCACGCCGGCGCTCCAGCCAGGAACGGCAGCGACGCCGGCGAGCGGGCAGCTTCCATCTCGACCATCTTGCGGACGACGTGCTCAGGCATGCCGCTTTCCTCGACCATGCGCGCGATCGCGCGCTCGACCAGGTCCTCTGTCGCCGGCTTGGCTTCAGATGCGCGCATCAGGTCTCCAGGTTGTGGTCGGCCGGCCGCCATTCCGGGCCCGGCCGCGTTCTCGCTCCGCCAGGCGGCGGAGCCGCTTGGCCAGTTGGTCGCGCTGCACGTGGAAGCGCTCCGGATCGATCCGGACGATCGTCATGGCGTTGACCAGGTCGGCCAGTTCGTCGAGCTCGTCAGGGAGCGCCTTCAAAGCACCTTCCCCGCGGCGTTGCGCCGGAACCGGTCGCCGGCCTGGATGTAGCCGCGCGTCGTGTCGAACTTGGCGTGCCGGGCGTGGCCCTGCAGCACGTCGGGCGCCGCGCCCTTCTCGGCCGCGCTCGTGAGCAGGCCGCTGCGCAGCGAGTGACCGGCGAACATCGCCGGATCCAAGCCCACCCGTTTCGCAGCGGCCTTCACGACGTCGGCGATCGCCCGATCCGAGATCGCCGCCGAACTCACACGCCCATGCCGATCGACCGCCCTGAAGATGGGGCCGGAGCGGATCTCCGCCGCATCGAGCCACGCCTGCAGCGCGGCCACCGCGCAAATACGTTTGCCGTAGGGGATGGCGACGATCGCGCCCCTCCCCTCCTGATCGCCCTTGGCGCGAGCGATATGGATTTCCAGGCCGTGAGGCACGAAATCGGCCCGAATTGGGTACGAATTCGCACCGCCTATCGCCAACGCGGCCAGCTCCGAACGTCGGAGCGCGCCAGCGAATCCAACCAGAAGCAGAGCCCGATCGCGCTTGCCGGCCAGGCCGTCCGGAAGCTTCGCGAGAACGCGGCGAAGATCCTCGACAACCAGCGCCCTCTTCTTCCGCGGCGGCCGCCCGTGCGTGCGCCGGATCCCCTGCATGACGCGATCCAGGTCCGGATGCGCCGGCGGCGAAATCCCTGCGGCCCTGAAGGCCCAGGCGATCGCCGCGAGATCGCGCGCCAGCGTCGCGACGGCCGTGTGCGGCGCGCGGGCTGTGACAAACAAAGCGAGGTGACTCGCCTCCGCCGAGAGAGGCTCGACGCCGACGCTGGCGCACCAGCTGGCGAACGTGCGCCAGGAGCTCTCGTAAGAGCGCCGCGTCCCGGCGGAAACGCCGGCGTCCGCGTAAGCGCGGAGGCTTTCGCCCAGCTGGATCAGGTCTGTGCGGCCGGCGACCGCGGGAAGCGCGATGTCAGCCACAGGGATTCTTCCAAATGCTTCCGTGGCTCGCCCACCGGCGCGCCGTTAATCGTCGGTTTTCAGCGGTTTATGGCGGAATGCTTGCTTCCGCTGACTTCCGAAAACTACCCTTCTCGGAAGCTAGGAACGCCCTTAGGCTTCCCGGATGGAGAAGCGTCCGAAAGACATGACCCCGCAGGAATTGGCGGCCCTTCCCGTCAGGTCGACGTTGGACCGATCCGACCCGCGACCGCGGCCCTCGCCCATATTCGTCGACGACCTGGTCGGTTACTGGCGCGACGACAACGACGGCCAGTGGTACCGCGACGCGGACTAGCTCACCGCCCGGTTGACGGCCGCGATCGCCTCGACGAGCGGGTTCAGCGGCGCGAGCTCGAGCTGCTGAAAGGTGACCGTTCGGCCGTTCGAGACGTGGCCGTTGCGGGCCATCACGCGGAATCCGGTTTTCGTCACGAAGACGTCCGTCGGATGCGCCGCGTTCGCCGCCACCCGGGCGGCGTCGCGGATCCGGGCCAGGTCAGTCATGTTAGAAAAGGCAGCCTTTGTTCACAGGTCGGCCGGACGTGCATACAAAGCGCAGCCTTTGCTTACACATCACGCCGCCGGCGCATGCCGCAGGATCTGCAGCTCGCGCCTGATCAGGTACGCGCCCATCTCGGCCTTCAGGGCCTCGAGGCCGAACATCGCGACGTCGCTTTCGTAGACCAGGCCGTTGTAGGCGCGCCGGCGGGCTTCCACCCACAGCGCGCGGATCCGCGCCTTGCGGTCGGCTTCCACGTCGACGCCGCGCAGGATTCTACAGCCGCGCTCGAACGACAGTATGTCGGCGCTCGTCACATGGCTGATCCTGCAGGTCGGAGACGTCAGTCTCGGGCGTGGCGGCAAAGAAAAAGCCCGGGTTTGGGCCCGGGCTTCTTCAGAACGCTTACAGCACACGCAGTGTGAGGGAGAGCTTGTGCGCCCGTAGCTACTAACGTCAAGTTTCCGGCGACGCCGGCGGCCCGAACGCGCTGAACGGCCGCATCTGCGCCGGCTGCCCTTCCGCCGCGGCCGCGCGCCGCCGCTCGTCGATCCCGCGGTACACCACCACCAGGCCCTCGCAGGCCTGCCGCACCATGGCGCCGTGAACGTTGGTGTGCGTCTCGCCGGTGACGCGCTGGACGATCGCCCGCCAGGGCCGGATCTCGCCCGCGATCATCGATTCGTTGAGCGCGCGCAGCAGCTGGGCGTGGACGGGGCCGATCCCGAGCATCGCCGACTTCACCCGCTTTGACGCGTCGATCGCCGCCTGAGTGGGCGCGCCGGCGTCGCCGCGGCCGAAATCGATCTTCTCCAGGATCGGCAGCTCGAACGCCCTCTCGAGCGGGAGGCCGGCGGCGAGCGCCATGTCGCGGAACAGCCGCCTCGAGGCGCGGTGCTGATCGTCGGAGAGGCCGCCCGCGGCGTGCAGCAGGTCGTAGGGGTCGCTGCGCCTGGCCGCGAGCACCTCGCTGCGGTCGTTGACAGTCACCTCGACGTCGGCCGCGCTCGGCAGCGCGGTGAGGTTGCTCACCGACACGCCCCAATTCGCGGGATCCCGGACATCGAGATGGCGCTCGGCGCCGAGGTTGGCCACCCTCCGCGCAAGGATCGACTGCGGATCCGAGGGACCGGCACGGCCCCTGCTCTTCGCCATGAACGCCCCCGTTCCGGGCGAATACGCGCCCGAAATAACCCCGAAAGTCCCCGACCCAAGGTAAACCACGCCCAAGGTTGCCGCAAACTTGCCGTAAATCGACTACAGCGGTGCGAAGACGCAGGGTGACGCGGCGCTCATCTTCGGGGAATCTGTCGCCATGCTGTTCCGCCGTCGCCAGCTGGCCAGGCTCGCCCAGCAACGCACCACCCTCGAGCAGGCGGCGCGCCAGTTCATGCTCGAGCGCGATCCCGTGGCGCCCGATCGCCTGCCCGCCCTGCTCGACCTCGCGTGCGCCACCCTGCTGCAGCGGTTTCCGCGCTCCGACGTCGACGAGCTGGCCGAGGTGGTCATGCGCACCTGGTCGGAGGTGGAGGGCGAGCGCACCGACGCCTTCTTCGACCTGGCCTCATCCAGCCGCCACCTGATCTGGGTGGTCGATCCGATCGGCGGCGTGCGCCGGCCGGTGCCCGTCACGGATCTGCTTCGGATCCTTGGGCCCCGCGTCGCGGGTGACGGGCCGGCGGCCGCGGCGGGCTAGAGCCCCTCGAGCAGCTTCACCGCGCGGTTCCGAGCCTCGACCAGCTGGCCGCGGAGATTGTGCAGGGACGCCACGACCGGCGCGACGCCGCGAGACTCGTTCACGTCGACCTTAGACATGCCGGTCGGCGGCGCGGCGCCGAAAGTTCGGCGGTCGATCTCAGCCAGCATCTCGACGAGTTCCCGCGCCTCGCCCACCAGGCGCTCCGCCAAGCCTTGCGCGGATTCCTGGGACGGGGCGTTCACGCCGTGGCCTGAACCGCCGGCTCCGCCGCGCGTCAGCGCCGGCGTCATCGTCTCATAGGTGTCCATGGATCTCCTTCCCCGCCGCCGGCGAGGATAGCGGCCGCCGGAATGGGCGCCATACCCGTTCTCCGCTCCACCACCAGATCCTCCAGCCCGCGAAAATCTCGCCGCTTCCCCCTCGGGAAGCCCTTGGGCCTGACCGACGCCGCTCCGCGTGATGGTTGGCTGCGGAGGTCCAGGCAAGCCCGCTCCGGGGGCCGCTTGGCGCGGGCGCTAAGGCGGACATGACAACGGAGGCCCCGTGGAGCCTCCGACAGTTCCTGTCGCCATGGGGGCGCCTTAGCGCCCGGAGTCTGGATCAACTTGCGGTCCGGTAGGACCGCTCCGCTCATGCTGCCTCGTTGAAGGAAATCAGGGCCGGGGAGTCACACTACTTTCTGGACTCGCGCTGTTGGATCGCCTCGGCCCAGCGGCCGAGCTGAGCCTCGAGCGAGCTTTTTCCCGAGAGCGACAAGTCCTGGAAGGCGTGTTCCACGACTGTTGATCGCCGCGCCTGCAGCGCGGCCTCCGCGTCGAGGGGGATGGGCCTGCTTTCGGCGCCCAGGCCCAGGAGAGCCCGCAGGCCTTTCGGCAGGTCGAAGCGGTAGGCGTTGGGCGCCTGGTGGACCTGCGGACCCTTGCCGTCGCCGGCGTCGGGGGCCAACCGGAACCGGCGCATGCGCTCCAGGATCCCCACCTTGGCCAGCCGCCGGATCGCGCCGGCTATGGTGTTGCGGGCGTGGCCGGTGACCTCCGCCAGGTCGCCGTAGGTCGGCGCGCACCGCCCCGTCCGCCAGTCCAGGAACTTGAACAGCAGCGCCTCCAGGATGTGCAGGTCCTGCAGGGTGAGCTCGCCGGCGTGCAGGCGCTTCAGCCGCCCCTTCCCCCGGCTTCGCATGGAGCGGATCGCCAGCCGCTCGGCCCCCCTCATGATCAGGGTGACCGTCGCCTTGCTGAGTGGGCGGAAGAAGCGCTCGCCCCACTCGAACGGGACGGAGTTGCGCCGCACCGGCTGGTGCGTGCGGCCGCCGACGTGCGGCGGCCAGATTTGAGCAGAAGCGGTCAACGCGCGCCTCCATTGAGGCATGCGGGTGCGATCTTCGCGGGCAGCGCGAACGTCATCGCGGATTCCTCCCTCGCGGGTTGAATCCGGCAGACCGGCCGCACGAAGCCGTTCACCGAACGTTCCATGTTCGGCGAGGGCATCGCAGATGCGCGCGGCGCAAACGCCTGCGGCCGCTGCGGCAGGGCCGCAGCGGGAGGCATGTGCGCCCGCGCCGGCGCACCGCCCCTGCCCGCCCGGATGGGCGAAACAGGTAGCCGTGCGGCCGTCGCCGGATGCGTCAGGACGAAGCCGGCCGAGGGATCGGGCTCGCACTCGGCCGGCGATGTGGGATCAGCAGGTGCAGGCACTCGCACCCGACGCGCGGGGCGGTCGCTCGCGGTCCCTGGCCAGGCGGGCGAGGAGCTTCCTCAGCCAAGCCGCGTCGAGGCGGCCGCGGCGAGAAATGGGACGAATCAGGAACACGTTAGCGCGCCGACGATCGGTCGGAGCGGGAGCGCAGCCGTGCCGCCGCCCCCGCCGCATCGCTACGGTCCCGAGAAGGTCGTGAAGATCGCCTGGCCGACGTCATTGCCGCGCCGGCCAGGCAGAGTAACGCCGGCCCACGCGCGGGATGGGACGGTCGGGGCGACAGAGGCCCGGCCGAGCCGCTTCTGCGACTCGACCGGGCGTGCTCCCGTGAGGGTGGTGGAGCTCACGGAGAGGGGGAGATGGCGGAGATCGACGAGCTGCGGGCGCGCCTGGCCTTGCTCGAGCAGGCGTGCGCGCTCTTCGCGGCCACCGTGGGCCCGGAGCTCGCGCGCCGCTGGGCGGAGGAGCTCGGCGCCGCTCCAGATCCCACGGCCGAGGACGCGCCCCGGGTGGGGTTCATCGGCGGCCGCTTCACGATCGGCCGCGGCGCCGACGAGCTCCGCGGGAAGAGCCGGGCCCGCTTCGCTCGCGTGCTGCGCCGGGCATTGGCGAGGGCGAGCCTGGCGGACGATCCCATCGCGCCGCTTCGGGAGGAGGTCGCGTCTCTTGGAGAGCGCCTCGCCCGGGTGGACTACGCCGCCACCTGGACCGCGGAGACCCCGGCCCCCATCCTGCGGAACCTTCACGAGCTGGCCCGGCGGGTCGAGGACCTCGAGACCCTCCAACCCGGCGCCGTCGACCTCGAGCAGCTCGGCCACCGCGTCGCCGGCGTCGAGAACGACCGCATCAGCCTCTCCGCACGGATTGAGGAGCTCAACGGCGCTATGCAGCGGGCCAAGGACCGCGCCTGGTGGGCGAGCGCCGGCGCGCTCATTGCCCTGGGACTGGCGGCTTACGCCCTCTGGCTCCGCTGACGGGGGCATTCAGGGGCGAGCCTCGGCCGTCGCGATCCCCGAGATCTCGACCGGGCGAAGCTCGGATGCTTTCAGCTCGCCTTCGGAGAGCGCCTCGAGCTTGGCGGCCAGGCTGAACGAACAGGGCGCGAGGCCCGTCTCGATCGCGCTGATGTAGCCCTTGGACTTGAGCCCCACCTTTCTGGCGAGCTCCTCCTGCGTCCAGCCACGCTTGCGGCGAAAAGCTTCTAAAGCGCCCATACCGGCGCAGAGTTTGGTTATTCAAAACTTGGAGTCAAGGCACCTGGTTTCGGAAACCCGGAACGACAGGGCGTCGGGGGGTTCACAAAATGCAAACATGCTCGATGCCGCTCCCGACTGGCACCTTCAGGAGTGGATGGCCCACTTCGAAAAGAAGCAGGCCGCCCTCACCAACGAGCTCGGCTGGAACAAGTCCAAGGCCAACCATGTATGGCACAGCCGCCAGGAATACCGGCGGGAGACCGTGAATGAGGTCTCCGCCTGGCTGGGAATCGAGCCTTACGAATTGCTCATGAAGCCCGCCGAGGCGATCGCCCTTCGCGGATTGCGAGAGATGGCCGCGCAGATCGTGGCCGAACAGAGCGCCAGCCACCCCGCCCCCGCCGCCCCAAAGCCGCGCCGGGGCGTCGGCCGCTAACCACATCCCTAAGGCGCAGTTTGCAGAAAGTTCCCGTTTAGTTTGCGGTGTCGAATTGCCGCGTTTGGATGTTCCAAACTTTTTCGCTTGACTGATGGTTTGGTTTTCCCAAACCATTCGGGCGTCCACCTCGGGCCGGCCCGCATGACCCTCGTCAGAAGGCTCCCCCCGACTTCACCGCCAGGCCTTTAGGGCCGCCTCGAGGTGGACGCCCAACCAGGGGAGTCCGCCATGGACATGATCTACAGCTGGACGGCCCGCCGATCGGGGGGCCGCATCACGATCCGCGGAGTCGATGACACCGGTGCGGATATCCGCATCGCAAATATCGACGCCATCGAGCTCGACCGCCGGGGCATCATCGCGATCGACAAGAACCGCGAGCGGTTCCTCCTGGCCGAGTCCATCGCGCTCGCGCCCGAGGCCGCCTGACATGGCCGACGACGCATCCACTCATCCGGACATCCTGAACCAGACGGCGCAGGGCCTGCTGAAATCCATCGTCGAGCGCGTCGAGCGCCTCGAGGCTGAGAAGGCCGAAATCTCCGAGCACATCAAGGAGGTCTTCGCCGAGGCGAAGGGCGCCGGCTTCGACGTGAAGGCCCTGCGCAAGATCGTCCGGCTCCGGAAGCAGGACCGGGCCAAGCGCATGGAGGAGGAGGCGATCCTCGACCTCTACCTCTCCGCCCTAGGGGAGGTCTGAACCATGGCTCCCACGCCTAAGAACCAGTTCGAGGGCCGCGCGCGCCGGCGGCTGACCCCGATCGCGCCGGACGCATGCCGCGAGCTGTTCGACGCGGCGAAAAAGCTCCTCGCCGCCCGCGACGCCTATCTGGCCGCCGCCAGCGACGAGCAGCCATTCGAGGACCGGTACGCCCTGGCTGCCGAGTACGACCGCGCCGCCGGCGCGACCCGGGTGGCCCTCTCCAAGGTCGAGGCCTGAGCCGTGGCCGCGTTCGTCGCCACCGGGGCCGCGCTGGAGCTGGCCGAGGCCGTGCGAGCCGAGGTCCTGCAGCTGCTGTTCAACAAGTTCGGCGCCGCCTGGGCGGCCGACCCCGCTGCGCCCAGCGCCGAGCCCGCCGCGATCGAGCATGCGCGCCACCAGGCGGCGCTGCCAGTTCTCGCCGGCGCGATGGAAGCTCTGGCGGCTTTCACCTGGGATACGGCTCCGCCGGGCGCGACCATCTTCGGGCTCGACGAAACGCTGGAAGGCAACGCCCTGCTCGCCTGCAGCAAGTGCGTCACGGCCGGGCCCAGCGGGAGCTTCTGGACCCACGTCGCGCAGAAGGCCGCGCGGCCGTGACCCTCTTCCGCCAGCCCGGCGCGCCGACGCCGCCGACCTTCTCCGAGCAGCTGCGCCGCGCCAACGCCGCCCTGCCCGATCGGGTGCGGGTCGCCTTCAAGCCCTTCCAGGCGAAGGGCCTGCGCAATCCGCGCCCCTACCGGGTGCTCGAGCACCGCCGCGACGTCGGCGGCGCCGCCTCGCTAGAGGGCGCGCTGTTCATCGCCGCCCGGCGGGCGAAGGGGATCCACTGATGTCGGCCACCGACCTCCGTCCAGCCTGGCCCGACGACGTCGCCGCCGCGGCGATCAAGATGTGGAAGGAAGGTCGTTCGGCGACGGAGATCGCCAACAGCATCTCCACGGCCGCGCGGAGGTTCACCCGCAACGCGGTCATCGGCTTCATGCACCGCCACGGTCTGCAGCGTGACCTCCCAGCCGCAGCCTATCGCGCGCCGCGCATCAGAAAGCCCCGCTCGATCGCGCCACGCACGCCGATGCCCAAGGCGCCGCCGCCGATCGGCCTCGCCCCGCCGCCGCCCGTCGTCGATCCACCCGCACCGCGAACCGCATCGGGCCTGCTCGCGACCGCGCGGCCTTGGACGGACCGCGGGGCGGGGCAATGCGCCTGGCCGCTGGCGGGGCCCGGCGGCGAGTTCTGGTCCTGCTGCGCGAGAATCCATCGCGGCAAGTACTGCGAAGCGCACCGCGCTCTCGTCTATTCGGCGCGGAAGGTCGACACCGACGAGCTCGTCCGCTCGGTCCGGAGGTACGCATGACCTCCCCGCCCATGTACAAGCTCACCCCGGCCCAGCGCGCCGAGCTGCGCGCACTCTGGAACGCCGGCGCGACCACGGCCGAGGCCGCGCTCGAGGCGCATCGGATCCCGGGCTTCAACGCCACCAACGCTCCACTCCTGCAGCGCATGGAGATGCTGCGGATCCGCGATCCTGGCGGCGGCCGCCGCATGCGCTACTTCCTCACGCCCGCCGGCGTCGCCGAAGCCCGCAAGCCCTCGGAGGCGCGCCGTGGCTAGCAGCTTTCCCAGCAGCAGCTCCGACGCGAAACGCAGGCTGGCCCAGCTTCGCGAGCGGAACGAGGCCTTCCCGCCGAACGAGCGCCTGGCCCGCGCCATCGCCGACGGGCTCGGCCTCCGGTTCAGCCTTGACCTTGGCGATGACGCTCGGCGCGAGCTGCGCGATCTGGCGCAGGAGATCCGCTATCGGCTCGGACGGCGGCCCGATGCCTGAGCCCGCGCCCGAGCTGCCCCGCGCGGCGCCGCCGGCGTCCACGCCCAGGCGGCGCCCGCCGCTCTACGCCGACTTCCTGCCGGCGAAGCCGCTCGCCCCGCGCAAGCCGCGCATCCCGCCGGGCGTGCTGGAGTTCGTCATCATGCTCTCCCCGCTCGCCGGCGTGCTGGCGGCGCTGGCCATCCTGGCGCCCCGTTGATGCCGCTGCGCCTGCTCGCCTTCGAAGTCGCCGAACTGCCCCGCCGCCGGCGCGGGATTTTCGCGCGCCTGGTGCTCGCCCTTCTCGCCCGCTGACCTGGAGCCCCCATGAAGCTCACCATCGAGCCCACCGACCGCATCGTCCAGCTGAACGCCGCCGACGGCCTCGTCTCCGCCCGCATCTGGCAGGGCGAGGACGAGCAGGGGACCCTCGTCCACTGCTTCATCGTCCGGGTCGCCGTGCCGAACAGCGCGCCGCTCGAGACCCACGCCCGTTACGCGGCCGAGCTGCTCGAAACCGTGCCCGCCAGGCCGGACGTCGCCGCCATCCCCCTCCGGCTGATCATTTGAGGCGCGCCATGTCCACTAAGCGGATTACCGACCCGAATGACGAGCTCGGCCACGCCGCCGAGCGCCTTTTCCATGTCGCCAGCAGCACGGCGCCGCCGGGCACCCCGATAGAATTGTTGCTGGGTGGGACCCTGCAGGCGGCCAGCGCACCGCTCAGGTACCAGGGCCTCGACCCCTATTTGATCATCAAGGCCTACGCCTTGGCGCTTGGGACCACGATTGCGCTGATCAGCACCGAGGCCGAGATGGAAGGGATCCGCGACTCCTTCTGGCGCATCGCGACGTCCGCGTTCGACGCTACCCTGCGCTCCCTCGCCGGCGAAGGCGGGGTGATGGTCACGGCGCCAAGTTCGGCAGCGCGGGGCCACTGATGCGCCAGCCCCCCGCCTTCTCCAACCCCCGCCTGCTCCTCGTCGCCGCCTCCGTCGTCTGGATGGTGATCTTCCTGGTCGCCTGGACCGTCCGCACCTTCAGCGTGGCGGCCGGCCATGGCTGACTCCGGACGCGCCGACTACGACCGCCTAGCCCGCTTCACCCAGCTGGAGCCCGGCGAGCCGTGGTTCTTCATCCGCGGCCGCGACCCCAATGCGGGCCCTGCAGTGCGCGCCTGGGCGGCTCTGGCCGCCAAGCGGGGCGTACCGGCCGCGCTGGTCGAAAGCGCCTTGCAGCAGGCCGACAGGCTCGACGAATGGCCCAACAAGCGCCTGCCCGACGCCGACCACCTGACCCCGGCCGAGCAGCAGGCGTTCGAGTACCAGCTGCAGCGCCGCGCCTGGTCGCACCGCGTCGCCCACGTCCCCACCGACGCCACCCTGCTCGCCGAGGCGCGCGGCGCCCAGGCGGCGATCGCGCGCGAGCGCCACGCCGACGCCCTGCTCGTCGACCTGGTGGAGGCGCTCGTCCCCGTGGTCGAGCACAGCAGCGCGACGAAAGACGAGCTGAAGCGCGTCCTGGCCGCCATGCGCCGCTGCGCCGAGGACCTCGCCCGCCGGCACGACCAGGCGCTTGAGCTCGCCCGGCAGGTCGACCAGATCCCGCCCCCGGAAGATCCGCCGGCGGCGGTCCTGATCCCGTTTGTCCCGGGCGTGGAAGAGGCGATCAGCGTTTTCGAGGCCCCGAATGGCTAAGCTGTGGGACGCCGACGAGCTCGCATGGGCCCGCGAATGCTTCCATGCCGGCGACAGCGTCGAGGAGATCGCGGAGAGCGCCGGGCGCACGATCGAGGACGTCGCCGGCGCGATCGGCGGCGGCCGCAAGATCACGCCCTACGAGCGGCGGATCCTCAGCCTCTATAGCGCCGGTTGCACCTTCCCCGAGATCGCTGGCGAGCTGCGCATGTCGAAGAAGGCCGCCTCCGCCGCGATCACAGGCCTGCGGCGCAAGGGGATCCCTGTCCCCCATCGCACCCCGGGTCACGCCCTAGGCGCGGAGCTGCTCAGGCAGCGCTTCACGATTGGGATCGGCGCGTGAAGGGCTTCGTCTGCTACACGCCTGGCTGCGGGCGTACGCCGGGCGCCGGCCAGGCGCTCTGCAACTCGTGCCAACGCGTCGTTCCGACCACCACCAAGATCGCCCTGCAGGGCCACGACGACGAGCTCGGCCGCGTGTGGAGCGCTCCGCCCGCGGAGCGGGACGGCTGGCGCGCTTTCGTCACCTGGTCGCGCGAGCAGACGTTGAAGCTGGCAGCGCTGCAGGCATGGCAAGCGCGTGAGCTTCCGACCGATAAGTTGACGCTCGGCCACGTCGTTCGCCTGCAACAGGAGCTCGGCGCCTGATGCCCTGCACGCACGTGAGACGTCCCGACGGAATCGGCGCGATCGTCTGCACGCCCACCCAACGCTGCGCGTGCGGCGCCCGGGCGACCAAGCTCTGCGACTGGAAAGTCCCGACCAAGAAATCCGGCACCTGCGATCGCCCGCTCTGCGCGCGCTGCACCCACGTTCCAGCGCCGGATAAAGACCTCTGCCCGGAGCACGCGGCCGAATGGGGGGCGCGCGCCCGATGAGCGGCAAGTACGCCAAGACGACGGACGTCGCGGTCGACAAGACCCGGGCGGAGATCGAGCACGTGCTCACCAAGTACGGCGCGGACGCATTCGGCTACTCGATCGACGGGACGGACGCGAAGATCGCCTTCCGCCTGCAGGGCCGGCACTACCGCTTCGCGCTCACCCTGCCGCCGCCCGATCGGGCCGACTTCCAGACCTACAAACAGGGCTCCAGCACCTTCCGCCGCGCCACCGGCGTTCCCGAGAAGATGTGGGAGCAGGAATGCCGCTCGCTGTGGCGCGCGCTCCTCCTGGTGATCCGCGCCAAGCTCGAGGCCGTGGCGGTCGGCATCACCACGCTCGAGGACGAGTTCATGGCCTTCATGGTGCTTTCCGACGGATCCACGGTCGGCGAGAGGATGAAGCCGCAGATCGAGGAGCACTATCGCGTCGGCGGGCCGCCCCGTCTCATGCTCGAGGGGCCGAAATGACCAACACCCACGCCCTCGCCGTACTGATCCGCATGCGCGACAACCTCATCGGCGCGCGCGCCGTGAGCTTGCGCGAGCAGCGCCGGGCGCTCGCCATCGCCATCGCCGAGCTCGCCCGCAAGCAGGAATCCGCGGGGCGGACATGACCCGCCGCGCCGCCTTCAAGCAGCACGACGTCACCCGCGCGATCCGCGCCGCGGTCAAGGCCGGCCTGCCGCCGGGCAGCTTCTCCGTCGAGATCCACAACGGCGCGCTGCGGATCTTGCCGATCGCCGCCAATCAGGCCCTTGATGCCGCCCAGGATGCCGAGCAGCGGATGCGGGAGGCCTTCGGCGAGTGACGAGCGCGAAGCTCCGCTACACCGTCAAGAAGCGCGGGAATCTCTTCTGGCAACCGACCAAGGAGATGCGGGAGCTCGGATTCCTCCCGAAGCCGCTCGGACCCGACGGGCCCGCCGCCCAGGCCGAGGCGCTGAAGCTCTACGCGGCATGGCAGAAAGCCCAGGGCGAGCGCGGCCAGGTCACCCACTACCCGGCCGGCACCTTCGGCGCCTATTGGGACCGGCTGCGCGGATCCAAGCTGAAGCCGTCCACCTGGTGGTCGAAGAAGAGCGTCCGCACGCGCGAGGATTACGAGCGCGGCTGGCGCTACATCGACGCGTGGCGGCCGGCCGACGACAAGGGCCAGCCGATCGGCCCCACCCTCTCCCGGACCGTGATCACCAGGATCACGACCGAGCTCTGCGAGCAGTTCAACGCTGACCTGGTGGCGACAATCTCACCGCGTGAGCGCTGGCGCGCCATCAAGGCGCTGAAGATCCTCCTCGCCGACGCCGTCGTGCGGTTGCGGCTCGGCTACGCCTCCCCGGCCGACAAGCTCGCCAACCCGCAGCCGGCGGGCCGTAGCGCCATCTGGCTGGGCGCCGAGATCGAGGACCTCGCGGCCGTGGCGGCGATCGCCGGCTTTGAAGGGATGGGCCTCGCGATCGAGACGCTCTGGCAGACCATGTTCTCGCCGGTCGACGTCCGCACGCTGCGCCCCTCGCAGCTGAAGCGCGACTGCGAGGGCTTCTACGTCCACCGCCGGCGAACCAAGACCCAGGCCGAGGCCTTCGCCGCCATCTCCGACGAGCTCGGCCAGGCGCTCGCGGCCTACATCGCCCGCCAGGACCGCGCCGAGGCCGACGACACGCCGATCTTCCGCACCCGCGCCGATCGCAGCGATCGCGGCGGTCGGCCGCCGCAGGCCGTCGCCTACAAGACCAAGGACCTCTTCGCGAAAGACTTCCGGTTCGTGCGCGGGATCCTGCTGCCCGACGACGAGCGCCAGCTGCTCGACATCCGCCGCAGCGCCAACGTCGAGGCCGACGCCGCCGGCGCGGACCGGAAGACCATGGGCGAGCTCCTCGCCAACGGCCTGGCCGACAGCCGCTTCCTCGAGGAGACCTACACCCCTCCCACCGTCGCCAAAGCCCGCGAGGTGGCCCAGAAACGCGCGCTGGGGCGGGTCAAGCTCGCCGGCGAGGTGATGAGGCTACGGAATGGCTAAGGCCGTCCCTGAGGCCACTCTGCTGGCCAAGCTCCTCGAGCTGCACAACCAGGATCGTTGGAACGGTCAGTTCCGCATGCCTGACGGTCCGGTTCGACGCGCGCTAAGGCGCAAGGGCTGGATCGAAACTTACCAACCGAGCTGGATGGTCGGTCAGAAGGCGCGGCGCTGGCGCATCAGCCTGGCCGGACGCGAGCGCCTCGTGAATGTTCCGGGTTCCGGCATCACCCGCGGCGCCCTGCCTCCGCGTCCGCACGCCGCCGGCTGACGTGCTACCTTCCCCGCCGGCGGGGAAGGAGACCCATGGATTTTGGAGATGCTGTGCGGGCGCTGAAGAGCGGCGCTCGCGTGACCCGGGCCGGCTGGAACGGCAAGGGCATGTGGCTCTACTACGTGCCCGCGAACAGCTATGCCGCGCAGACCGACGCCGCCCGGGCCGAATTCGGCGAGATGGTCCCCTATCGAGCGTACATCGCCATGAAGACCGCGCAGGGGGACGTTGTCCCATGGCTGGCCTCGCAGAGCGACGTGCTCGACGAGGATTGGGAGGTCCTGCCGTGAGCCACGTGTACGAAGGCCCGCCCGACGGCCGCCAGTCCGACCAGGTAGATGAACCCGTGTCGCGCTTCCGGCCCCGCTATCGAGCCCTCACCGACGCCGAAAAGGCTCTGCACGACGCGATCAAAACCAAGGCGGCCGAGCTCGAGGCGCTGTTCGACCAGGTGAAGCCAGGGCGCTACCGCTCCCTCGGTTTCACCGCGCTCGAGGAGTCGGTCATGTGGACGGTCAAGGAGCTGACCTCCTAGGCCAGCGCGTTCCAACTCGCCCCGAAAAGCCCAAGAGTTTCAAAGGGCCATTTGGGGCGAGTTTCTTGGAACGGCCCTTGATTTACTTACAGGAGCACCCGGCCTGTCACGCCGGAGGTCGCGGGTTCGAGCCCCGTCACTCGCGCCACTTCTCATGCACAAGTCGGCGTCGCCAGCGGTCGTTCAGGCCGGCGGCCAGGCTGCGAATTCCCTCCATCGAGCGGGACGGGCTCGGCGCAAACTGCTAACGGCGGAGCCGTCATGCCCGGGAAAAGCTTCAGAACCACAAGCTATCATTGGCGGATCGCCGACCGCCCGCGCTTCTTCCAGGCGCTGGGCGAGCTGTTCGCCGCCCTACCGGACCAACTCGGCGTCCTGTCGGGCGACTCCCTGGTCGTCTGGGGCCGCAACCTCGGCTTCCTGGACGACGAGGCGTTCGCGACCGCCTGGGATCGCCACGCCGTGGAGCCGTTCGAACGCGGCATCATCTGGCGCACGGCGGTCCTGGTCTGGGCCGCGCGCCAGGCGCGCCGGCGGGAGGGCGGCTTCGTCGAGTGCGGCTGCTACGCCGGAACCTCGATGCGCATCGTGCTCGACGCCGTCGATCTGAAGGATCGCGAGGTGTTCCTCTACGACCTCTTCGAACACACGACGGACATGCCGCACCATGCGATGCCGCGGCACGGGCCGGACCTCTACGAAGAGGTGCGCAGGCGATTCGCCCCGGATACGAACGTTAGGGTGATCCGCGGTCCGGTCCCCGACAGCTTCGCCCGGGGCGTGCCTGAGAAGGTCGCGTTCGCGCATATCGACATGAATCATTCCGCCGCCGAGATCGCGGCGCTCGATGCGCTGGAACCGCGGCTGGTTCCGGGCGCAGTGATCATCCTCGACGACTTCGGCCAGTTGCCCTACGCCGCTCAGCACCTCGCCGACATGGCCTGGTTCAAGGAACGCGGCGTTCCGATCCTCGAAAGCCCAACCGGACAGGGCGTCGTGATCTGGTGAGGCCGCGCTCTAACCGCCCTGTTCGACGTGCGGAAAGACCGGCTTGAAGGCGCGCGGCGCCCAGCCGAAGTCGCGCGCGGCGGGCTCGCCGTCGAAGGTGAGATCCTTCGTCATCCGCTCGCCCATCGCCTCGGTGGCCCCCGGCAGCCGGCCGCGCGCCAGGCGGAACGCCAGCCGCCAGACGGCCGTGGGGGCGCAGACGATCCGCGGCGTGCGGTCCAGCCCCAGGAAGATCCGCTCCACCATCTGCCGGTAGGTCAGGGTCTCGCCGCCCGGCAGATCGTAGGCGCGCCCCGGCGTGAGCGGCGAGACCGCCGCGGCCAGGGCCGCCCAGGCCAGGTCCGCGGCGTGCACCGGCTGGCGTTTCCCCTGCCCGGCTCCCGCCAGAGGGATCACGCGGTAGCGTTCGACGAGCCGCGCCAGGCGGGTGACGTTGCCGTCGTGGCCCTCGCAATAGATCAGGGTCGGACGCAGGATGGTCCAGGCCAGTCCCTCGGCTTCGCAGAAGCGCCTGACGCCCTCCTCGGCGTCGGCGAGCCTCGCCGCCACCATGCGTTCCGCACGATCGGAGGAATTCGCCTTGCCGCGCACGCTCGTCGAGGAGAAGGCGACCACCCGGCGCACGCCCGCGGCCGCCAGCCCCGGCAGGGCCCGAGGCAGCAGCCAGATTGGGGAAAGGCTGAGCAGGGTCTCCGAATAGGGCCAGGCGATTCGCTCCGGATCATCCAGATCGCCGCGAATCCAGCGAACATCGTCCACCGCTTCGCCCCGGTCGCTCCGGCTCAAAGCCGCCGTGACAGCCCGAATTTCGCCCAAACGGGGCAGAACATGACGCCCGACAAGGCTGCTGGCTCCCAGCACCAGAATCGGCTCACGAGGACGGTGGATAGTCATCGGCTTTCGGCTTGCCCTCGCCTCCGAGGGCCGATCTATATGGCCCAGTGACTCGCTACAACCTTACGCTAGGGCGGGCGGCTTGAACGTTATCGGCCCCAACTATGCCGCGTTGACGCGCGACGATCCCAGCCCGCTCAAGCGGGTTGTGCATGGGCGCCGGCTGGCCCACGCGCTGGCGATGGCGCGGCATCTCGCGCCGCGCGTGATCGTCGATTACGGCGGCGGAGACGGCGCGCTCTGCCAGTTCGCCGCGGAGTACTGGCCCCGCGCGCGCATCATCTGCTTCGAGCCTTCTCCGCACCTGGCGTCGGAGGCGCGCGTCCTGCTCGCCGGCACGCCGCAGGCCCAAGTGGTCCGCGACGAGGCCGCCCTGTCGAGCGGGTCGGCGGACCTCGTCTTCTGCACCGAGGTGTTCGAGCACCTGCCGCCGGCGGAGACCTCGCGCGCGATCGAGGAGATCGCCCGCATCCTGCGACCCGGAGCCCAGGCCGTGATCGGCGTGCCGATTGAGGTGGGCCCGCCGGCGCTGGCCAAAGGCCTGTTCCGCGCCTGGCGCCGTCCCGGCGACTTCGACGCCCGTCCCCAGGTGGTGGCCCGCTCGCTCGTCGGCCAACCGCCGCGGCGGCGGCCGACCACCGAGATCAGCCCCGGCCGCGCCTACTTCCCGCATCACGCCGGCTTCGACCACAGGCCGCTGTTCAGGGCGATCGCCGCACGCCTGGTCCTGGAGCGCCGAACCGGCAGCCCCTTCCCCGTGCTGCCCGACTGGCTGAACAGCGAGGTCTATCTGCGGGTGCGCCGACGGGCATGAGGGTCTGGGCGGCGTCGCTCCCGAAGCCGCTGTTCAAACGCGGCTGAGGTTTCCGACGGTTGAGCGTGGTGGGCGGCGAGAGGTTCGAACTCCCGACCCCCTGGGTGTAAACCAGGTGCTCTGACCAGCTGAGCTAGCCGCCCGCGCGAGCCTTCTAGCGGAAATTTCCGCCTTGGTCAGGCCCGCCTCGCCTCAGACCACCCCGAAGGCGGCCAGCAGCACCCACGCGCCGATCAGGGCGAAGATTGCGGCCGCCACGATGCGGACGACGTGCAACGGAACCACCTTCGTGGCCGCTTCGCCCAGCAGCACGGCCGGCACGTTGGCGATCATCATGCCCAGCGTGGTGCCCGCCGCGACCATGGCGATCTCGTGGAACCGCGCCGCTAGGAGCGAGGTGGCGATCTGGGTCTTGTCGCCGATCTCTACCAGGAAGAAGGACACCAGCGTCGTCAAAAAGACACCCCCGCGCGAGCGGTTGGCCGCGCCGTCGTCGTCCTTGTCCGGGATGAGCGCCCAGGCGGCCATGGCGATGAACGCCGCGCCCACCAGGATCTGGAAGGTCCGGCCGCTCAGCCACTGGGCGACCAGATAGCCGAGCGCCGCCGCGGCGGCGTGATTGAGCAAGGTGGCGGCCAGGATGCCGAGGATGATCGGCGCCGGCCTGCGGAACTTGGCCGCCAGCACGATCGCCAGCAGCTGGGTCTTGTCGCCGATCTCGGCCACCGCAACGACGCCGGTCGAGACCAGAAGGGATTCGAAGATCATGAAACGCTCTCGGGGCCAGGCGAACACACGACGACCGGCCCCCGCGCCGGCCCGCCGCGCGATGACCCGATCGTCGGTCTCGCCAATCCGGGCCTTGAGAAGGCCCGCCGCCGCGCCATGCCCCGAAGAGCAAGTCTGTTGACGCGGGCTTCGCTGTCTTGCGAACGGCTACTCCCCGAACGCCCGGTGCTTACCGGCGCGGGCCTGCCTTGGCAAACTGAAATAGGATTGGAGCCGGCAGGCTGGCTCAGGCGTTCAGTGCGTTCTTCAGCGCCTCGCCCGCGCGGAAGCGGCAGGTGCGGCTGGCCGGGCGGGCGACGGTCTCGCCGGTGCGCGGATTGCGGGCGGCGCCGGCTGGGCGCTTGACCGGCACGAAGCTGCCGAAGCCCGGCAGGCGCACCTCCTTATCGGCTTTGAGCGAGTGCGCCACCGAGGCGATGAACGCCTCCAACGCTTCCTTCGCCTGCGCCCTGTTGAGCCCGGCCCGGTTCGCGATCGCCGCAACCAGCTCCGACTTGGTCATCTGCGTCGTCTCCCACCCATCGGTCATTGCCTTGAATGTCGGGCGTGCCCCCGCCTTGAGCGGGGGATTATGTCCAAGCCTGAGCGGCCGTCAAACGAGAGCGGCGCGGAGGTAGCCTCCGCGCCGCTCCACAAGCTCAGATGGATCCGCCGGATCAGTGGGTGATCACCGACTCCGGCTCGTCATCGACCGGCACCGGCGCCGGCTGGTTCGCTTCGGACCATTCGATCGCCGTGGGCTGCCGCACCAGCGCCTCGGCGAGCACCTCGTCCATAGTCGAGACCGGAATGATCTCCAGCTCGTCCTTCACGTTGGACGGGATGTCCGCCAGGTCCTTCTCGTTCTCGGTCGGGATCAGCACCGTCTTCACGCCTGAGCGGAGGGCCGCGAGCAGCTTCTCCTTCAGGCCGCCGATGGCGGTCACCCGGCCGCGAAGAGTGACCTCGCCGGTCATGGCGAGATCCTTGCGGATCGCGATCCCGGTCAGCACCGAGACGATGGCGGTGGCCATGGCGGCGCCGGCCGAAGGGCCGTCCTTGGGCGTGGCGCCGTCCGGCACGTGGATGTGGACGTCCGTGCGCTCGAAGACCGGCGGCTCGATGCCGAACTTCGTCGCGCGGCTGCGAACGAAGGAATTCGCCGCCGAGATGGACTCCTTCATCACGTCCTTCAGGTTGCCGGTCACCGTCATTCGGCCCTTGCCCGGCATTTTGACCGCTTCGATGGTCAGGATGTCGCCGCCGAACTCAGTGTAGGCGAGGCCGGTGATGATGCCGACCTGGTCTTCCGTGTCGGTCTCGCCGTAACGGTACTTGCGGACGCCCGCGTACTTGGCCAGCCGCTCGTCGTCGATGGTGATCGAGGCGACGCCTTCACGGCCAAGGTCTCGCACCGTCTTGCGCGCCAGGTTGCCCAGCTCCCGCTCCAGCGAGCGGACGCCGGCCTCGCGCGTGTAGTAGCGGATCAGGTCGCGGATCGACTTGTCCGGAACGATGAACTCTTCCGGCTTCAGGCCGTGATCCCGCGTCTGCTTCGGCAAGACGTGCCGCTTGGCGATCTCCACCTTCTCGTCCTCGGTGTAGCCAGGGATGCGGATGATCTCCATGCGGTCCAGCAGGGGCTGGGGCATGTTGAGGCTGTTGGCCGTGGTGACGAACATCACCGGCGACAGGTCGTAGTCCACCTCCAGATAGTGGTCGGCGAAGGTGGAGTTCTGCGCCGGGTCCAGCACCTCGAGCAGGGCCGAGGACGGGTCGCCGCGATAGTCGCTGCCCATCTTGTCGATCTCGTCCAGCAGGAAGAAGGCGTTGGTCGACTTGGCCTTCTTCATCGACTGGATGATCTTGCCGGGCATGGAGCCGAT